ATCACGAGACTGATGCTGATGGTATGGGTGGTGGTGATGAGTTAGAACTTGCTATAAGTAAGATAGCGAGTTGGTATAAGGCATTCCCAGTTGCTGATGTTACTATTGGTAACCACGATAGATTGGTGATGAGGAAGGCACAGACAAGTGCCGTACCGAAGAAATGGATACGCCAATATAAAGAGGTGCTGGAGACCCCCACTTGGAACTTCACCGATAGAGTTATTATTGATGGTGTTCAATATGTACACGGGGAGGCTGGTACTGCAAGAACAAAATGCAAGGGGGATATGATGTCTACTGTTCAAGGTCACCTACACACCCAAGCATATACTGAATGGGTTGTCGGGGCTAACTTCAAGGTGTTCGGTATGCAAGTCGGTTGTGGGATTGACCACGACTCCTATGCAATGGCATATGCCAAGAGAGGAAAGAAACCAGCAATAGGCTGCGGTGTAATTATCGGTGGTCATACTGCTATTAATGAATTAATGAACTTATGATGAACGAAACAGAAACGGTGAAAACTTTAAATGAAAAGTTTGGTGTGGATTTATTATTGTGTGAAGACGAATTTAGTTCGTATGACGCAGAAGACAACAACTATATTGTTGAGGTAAAGACAAGGACTAAATATTATAAAGACAAACTTATTGAGGCGGTAAAGTTGTTCTCTAATTTTCAAAAGGCTGAAATAAAAGGTAAGAAGTTTTTGTACGTTTTAACAGACCCTAAAGGGTTTTATGTCTTTAACATTACTAATCTAATGGAAGACATAATAAAAAATAAATTAATACCAATTAGGGCTGCTGCAACAACGAAGTTCTCTAACGAGAAAATGGTTACTAAATACAGTTATTTATTGTCAGAGGATATGGCATTTATATACAAATTTTAAAATTGTTAGCTTTTCTGTTGGTAAAGTTAAAAATAATGTTTAGATTTGAATATTATTAACAGTAAAACAGAAAACAATGACTTACTACGGAAGAGTCGAGCATCACGACATCGAGTTTGATTTTGAAGCCTACTTCAGAAAAGGAAGGGCTGGTAACTATTATGACTCACCAGAGCCAGATGAATTTGAAATAGTCTCATTAACTATTTTTGACAAAGAGGTTGCGGACATATTAAGTGCTGAATCGTATTCATATATAGAGGATATGATTTTTGATATTGTCAAAGATGAAGCAGAAGGATAATGAGGGACATTGACCAACTAAAATCTTATGCTAACCAAATGGAAGCGTTAGGCATTGTCAAGGATTGGATAATTAAATCCGATAAGCCAAACAATAAACTTAATCGTTTGGCATACCTTATATCACAACTTGTATTTGATATAAACTCACTTGAGTATTATGTTGACGATTTAAAGTTCGTCAACGAGCATATCATCGACAAGAAGAATAAAGAGATATTAAAGTTAAGAGTTAGGAATGGAGAAGTCAAGTAGAAAGAATATGCCAGTTTATTCTGGAGTGCTAAAGTATTTCCCAGATGCAATCAGAGAGGTTTCCAAATGTTCCCAAGCTGGTAACAATCAACACCATTCAGATAAACCCCTTCATTGGGATAGGGCAAAGAGCGGAGACGAATTAGACGCTCTAACGAGACATCTCCTTGAGGCTGGCACAATAGACACAGATGGTATTAAACATTCAGCAAAAGTGGCTTGGAGGGCTTTAGCGAACTTGCAGAAGGAACTTGAACTAAAGGGTGAAGCACCACTCTCTAAATACAATAAGATATGATAGCAATATTTGATATAGACTCTTTAATATATGAGGCTTGTTATAGTGCGGATGAATTTCAAGAGGCGGCAGATAAATTCTTTAACAAGTATAATGATGCTATTTACAATCTAAATAGTATGATGAAGATTGATGGGGTTATCCCAGTTGGCTTCTGCATTAACAACTATCGAAAGAAGGTCGACTTGGCATACAAAGCCAATCGAACTTCTGACAAGCCAAAATACTTTAAGGAACTTATAGAGTTTGTGAAGAAGGAGATTAATGTTCAGACCAGAAGCGGCATTGAGACTGATGACTTGGTGGTTAAACTGCAAGAGCATTACGGTAAGGACAAGTCTATTATCGTATCTATTGACAAGGATTACCGACAGATGGAGGGCAAGATATTTAACTACCGAAGAAACGAAATCATTGATGTGTCTAAAGAAGATGCGGTATATAACTTTTATAGTCAAATGGTGGAGGGTGATTCGGCTGACAATGTGAACTACATTCGGGGGGTGGGTAAGGCTTGGTGCAAGAAGAACCTAACTGGTAAGAGTGAGTTTGCTATGCGTAGAGCCGTTTACGGATTGTTTAAAGAGGTTTACAGAAGCAAGGCGAAGGAGATGTTCGTTCGGTGCTATTTGCTGCTTAAACTAAATGTATTTTAATTATGAAACAGAACAGAGACAAACAAAGGGAATTTAGTTATGCGGTTGTTGGTTGTGGGATGCTTATGTTTATAGCATATGTATTATTCTCACTACTTGTAAAAATATTATTTTAGATGCAGATACACGATGACTTTGAATACGAAGAGAAGAAGAGACTTTATTATGCGGTCTATGCTTTTAAACTTCTTACTGGGGAGTTGAATATTGATGACTGCTTGGACTTTATAAAGGAGTTAGAGTTTGACGAGGAGTACGAGGCTTGTGCTGGAATACAATCCGCAATTGATGATTATATTAACAAACAAATAAATGATTAAAATGACAGAAACAAAGAATGACATTGTACTAAAGAAAATAGTTGAATACATAAACGACTATAACCATATTGATATTAGAGATAAGAACAGAGAATCACACTATGTGTTTTGCAGAGCGGTTTACTTTAAAGCTGCGGTTAAGTTTGTTCCAGCGTCACTAACAACGATAGCCAAAGAAGTGAACAGACACCACGCCACCGCAATACACGCAAGAAGTCTATTTGATGAAGTAAGTAAGTACGGGAGATATAAGAAGATGTATGATGATGTTTGCGAGTATATGAGTTTTGTACATAATGAAGACCTATTAAGCAATGATAATAGTGACGAGATTGAGATTGCTTTCCTTATGAAGAGGGTCAAGACTGTTGAGAGGTTGCTGGAGGAAAAAGAAATCCTATTGTCATCACAGAAGAAAATGATTGGGAACTGTGAACTTGAAGAACACGAGATTAGATACAGAGACCTTCCTCTTGAGAAGAAAGATATATTTAAGGAGAGAGTTAATGCAATATTAAAAATGATATAGTATGAGTTTAGTAGAAGATTTAAAGTTAGGGTTTAAAGATGTCGACTCCATATACGAGTCGACATCAAAGAAGTGGGATGACAAGAAAAAGGTTGCTGCATTGTTAGAGATTGGCGCAGTCATAGAAGCCAATCTTGGCATTGACTCTACCGCAACCGAAAGGAAAGAAGCCAAGAGACAACAGAAGTACATATATAGACTGGTAAAGAAACTTGACTCTATGTTGGGTGATTTACTTATGCGTTTAATCTAAATTTAATATTATGCCAATACCAACACCAAACAAAGGAGAGAGCCGTAATGACTTTATGGATAGATGTATGATTGACTCCGTAATGAAAAGAGAGTATAAGAACTACGAGCAGAGATTAGCGGTCTGTGCCGTTAAATGGGCGAAGAAATGAATTATTTAGGACTATTAGTAGACCTTATAGGATTGTCAGTTGTCATTTACTTTTTGTATAATTACTATATTAAAAAACAAAAATAGTGGCAAAGGTAAACAAGTACAATGATGATTATCAAGAGACAGTTGTCAAGGCGTTGAGATATTGCTGGGACAAAGGCATATATGCTTTCCCTATTGTCGTTAAAGGCAACAAGGGTAGCCGATTCCCCCCAGTAAAGATACAAATGAACATCGGCAATACTAAAAGAATTGGTGATGTTGTCTACGACCAAAAGTCTGCTGACCTATACAATAAGATAGATGAGTTGTATCTGCATTACTTTAACAAACGTAATGAATAAACAAAACTATTGATTTTTAGTTATATAGTATGGATAACAATAATAAGAGGCAGAACGATGGGCGCAAGTATAACAAGCGCAAGGGTCGAGTCAAGATAATTAAGAACGAAGGTCAAGTATCAAAACCACAAGTGAACAGAGCAAAGAAAGATAGGGCAAAGCAATTATCACAGAAAGCCATTAAGAATATATTTGGTAGTGAAGATGCTATATGGGATGAGGTTGCTAAAGCGGCAAAGGATGGTAGTTATAAGCATTTAGAGATGCTTATGAACTACACATACGGTAAGAGTGGAGAGAACAGAGCAGAGGCAAAGCCACAACTAAAAGCACCAGTTATTCAATTCATCAATAATACTGGGGAGCAGCCAAAGCAGATTGATAATACCATTGATGTAGACCACGAAGAAGAATGAGCGGTACAAAGATAAATGTACACGAGAAGTACATACCATTATTTCAAGGACAAACAAGATATTACATTGTAACTGGAGGTAGAGGTAGCGGCAAGTCTTTTGCCGTTAACCTCTTTTTAAATTCCCTAACCTATGAAGATGGACATAAGGTTCTGTTTACCCGTTACACAATGACATCCGCACACACATCGATTATCCCAGAGTTTGTAGATAAGATAGACCTAATGGGTGCAAGTGATGACTTTAGGGTCACAAGAGACGAGATAATCAATATGCACACCAATTCCCTTATAATGTTCAAAGGGATAAAGACATCAAGTGGTAACCAAACTGCGGCACTTAAATCATTGGCTGGTGTAACTACATTTGTTGTCGATGAGGCAGAGGAACTTGTAGATGAAGAGATATTTGATAAGATAGATTTATCTGTCCGTTCTAACAAAGCCTTCAACAGAGTGGTGCTAATCCTTAACCCAACTACTAAAGAGCATTGGATATACAAAAGGTTCTTTGAATCAAGGGGTATAGAAGCTGGATGGAATGGTGTCCACACAGACACCACTTACATCCATACAACCTATAAAGATAATAAAGGAAACCTACCAGATAGTTTTCTGCATAGCATCTACGAGATGAAACTTAAAAGACCAGAGAAGTATGAGCATCAGATATTAGGTGGATGGGTTAATCAGCAAGATGGGGCGGTCTATACAAATTGGAAGACGGGGAACTATATAGAACTCAATAAAACTTGCTTTGGTCAAGACTTTGGATTTTCTACGGATTTATCTACATTGGTAAAAGTCTCTGTGGATGATTTTAAGAAGGAAATATATGTTAAGGAGATATATGGTAAGGCTGGGATGAGTACGAGCGATATAGCGTCTAAAAACAAACAATACGCTGGTCTTGACCTAATCATCTGTGACAACCACGAACCAAGACTAATAAAAGAACTTAAAGACTCTGGGGTTAATATACAACCAGCGAAGCAAAAGCAAGGGTCGATACTATCTGGTATCGCCCTTGTGCAAGACTATGATATTATAGTTGATAGGCAGTCTCACGGGATAATTAGAGAACTGAATAACTACACTTGGAAAGAGAAAGGTACTACTCCGATTGATAAATACAATCACTACCTTGATGCACTCCGCTATGCCGTTATGTTTTTAGCAGACAATAAGAATAAAGGTACTTATGTTGTAAGGTGACTATCCGTAAATCCAATCAAAATTCTTTTCCTTTAACTTAATTAAGTCTTCTCTATACTTTTTTACTTCTTTAGCAAGGTTTAGTGCTTCAGTAAATTCTGGTTCATATCCATCTCCATCGCACTCCTCTGCCAATTCAATAGATTCGTTTAATCCTTCTGCTTGATATAGTAGGTCATCATACAGTGCATCAAAAGCATCTAAATCATCTTGATAGCATAAGTCTATCATTTCCCAGAATAAATCTAACGCCTCTCTACCTAATTTCATTGTTTCCATAATTACTTGTGTTTAATATGATGGGGTGTGTTTAATATGATGCCCCTCTCTCGTGTTTAATATGATACCCTATGTTTAATATGATACCCTCCCCTATGTTTAATATGAGGGGGTATGTTTAATATGAGGGGGGGTCTGGGTCTCGAAACCCAGCCCCAACCCTCTATTTAGACCCGTTCTAAATAACCAAATTTTAACATATTTTTTTAGGTTATGTAAAAAATAATTTGTAGGGGCTACAAAAGAGTGATTTTTTGAATATTTTAACAAAATAAATTTGCTCATTTCATTTTTTTTACTTGGCTAAAAATTAGCCTTTTTTAGAGACTTTAACCCTCTTTTGGATATAGTATACCTTTTTTGCGAGAAACTGCGAGAATCGCAAATTTGCCCTATTTTCACAAGTTTTAACATATTTTATTTGGATAATTAAAACCTATTTTGTACACGCGTACACGCGCATTTCTTTTATATGTTCAAAGGTCACCCTAACAAAAAAACCTATCAAATAAAAAAAGAGTGGTTTTTATTTGCGTGTTAATTATTTTCTTATATTTGCAAAGGAGGGGAAGTTAAAGGAAGCCCTCAAAAATGTAACTAATTAAAAATCAATAACTTATGAAAACTTTTAATGAATTAGTAGAGGCGGCACAAAATAAGGGGTTAAACTTTGAATTCTATTCAATGGCTTTTGACCGATGGGATAGCACATTTTTTAAAAATCGTAAAAAGACAAAATTTATGTTTGAGTATAAAGGGAATTATTTTTGGTTTGAGGGTTATTCTGAATTGGATTTTGAAATGGTTATGTTTCAAGAAAAATATTTCCCAGTAACTGGAAAGTCATACAGCACTTGGAAAAAGAAAAATGAAGCCCTAAAGATTTTAGGACTATATTAATAAACGTAAACAATTAGACGGGCCGCATGAGGCGGCCCTTTAACACTTAAAACAATAATTATGAAAAAATCAATTGTAAACAAAGTAAACCTAATCAATGAAATGATTTCAGACTTTAAGTCTTTAGACCTTGAAACTCCAGTAACCTACGATGGCGGGACTTTTCCTTATTATATAGACTTGAATTCTGTATCTATTAAAAATCAATTTGTATACATAGATGAAAATAAAAGCCAATATGGGTATGGGTTTGAAAAACGATATAATACGAATAGAGAATATGGTATCGGGTCAATGGAGGAGTTAAACCATCATTTAAACCTTATTAAAAGAGTATTGACAAAGTCACTTAAAAACAATAAATAAACACTAAACAAAATGAACAAAGAAACAAAGCAAATAATTAAAGACCTTGAAACCTATTCAAGGGTTATGCAAAACAATTATTTAAAGCATAAAATAAACGAACTGAAACAAACATTAAAAACAGAAACAAAATGAAAAATGTAACTTATAACGGCTGGACAAATTACGCAACTTGGCGCGTAATGTTAGAGATTTTTGACGGTCAAGATTTTGAGGATAATGACCCCGAAAACATAACACCAGAATTTTGTGAGGATATTGTTGATATACTTTTTTACGATACTCCAGAGGGATTTGTTGAGGATTACGCCAGAGCTTTCTTAAGTGACGTTAATTATTACGAAATAGCCGAACATATCAAAGATAATATAAAGGAGATTAACGAATATAAAAACAAATAAACAAGATGCAAACAAAACTAAAAATAACGCCGAAATTGTTAGTCTTATTAATGACCACTAAAAAACAATTCTTGCTATACAATACAGATATTGAAAGTAAAAAGATAGTTAACTATCGGTTAACTGATGATTACGAATTAACTGGTAACAATAGAAACTTTAGTAACTATAAGGTAATAACTTGTATTAAAAACGAATTAACCAATATAACTTTTTAAGATATGAAAACAGAAGCACAAAGCCAGTGGGCTAAAAAACACCAGTACAAAGAGGCACAATTCAATAAGTTAGTAAGGGATACAGATAAGCCATACCAATTTTGCCTTTATGATTACTATGGCAACAAGACAAACTATTTTAGTATTGATGCCATACAATTTGAAAAGATTGGCGATATATTAGCAGATATTCCACAATAAACAAACAGATAAAAACTATTAATAAAGCACTCTATTTTAGGGTGCTTTTTTTATGCAATTATTTTTGTAATGCTCTGTAAATATATATAAGTATGAATTGTGGGAATAACACCCCCTTTTAACCCCTTTTAAGCCACTTTCTCCACTCCTATATACTTAAGTGTCACTTACTTATAGATAGGCTCTTATATCGTCTCTAAATAGATATTTGACATATGCAAGTAATTAACGTATTTTTAATATTAGGGTGGTTGAGTTATTAGGTTTGGTGATTTCAACGTAAATTGAAGGAGGGGTGGGTTGAGTTATTCAATTTTATGTTTTCATTAATTTTGATTAGTTGTATGGTTAATGCCTCGAAGCCTCAAAGCGAGAGAGGCATTTAACAATTGTGATAAAGGGGTTATTTGTTTATAGTTGTGATTGTGTCTGCCTCTTTGGGAGGGCAGCCCCAACATTATTATATGTGTTATATATTATTATAGGTGTTATATGCACCCCCCTATTTGTTTTAGAATGTCTTTGCTAATAGACTTGTTAGCGTCTGTGGTACGGTTGGGTGAATAGTTACTGGGGTGCTACGAAAACAACAAAGGATGTAACTGCAATTCCAACGGATAGATTTATCTGAACCAACAAGTGTGTAAGTTACTCGAACTATCTTGAAGTTTATAGGGGTTTATCCCGTCTGTAGATTGAGGTCTATTTAACCCCCTACATTATAATACCAAAAAGTTACGATTTTGTTTTTATTATTCATATTAGTATTGATAGATATTTCTTATAGTGGTATAAGGGAAACTTATAGGAGAACAAAAACAGTTTAATTTGGTATTATAGTATAAATAAAGAAATATGGGTGAGTTTAAAATTTCATTGCCTCTGTCTATTAACGATATTAAGTTAAAGGACTATCAAGAGTATATGAAAGTTTATGATGCGAACAAGGATGTTGATGACGCTAATTTCCTTGAGTTAAAGTTACTGGAGATAATATGTAAGATTGAATTGTTGGAGGCGAATAAAATGCCTTTTGAAGCATTTAATTCAACTCTTGAGTATATGTCAGAAATATTCCAAGAGAAGACTCCATTGGTTAGGAGGTTTAAGTTAAGGGGGTCTGATGATGTGACTGCTGAATTTGGTTTCATACCAAACTTGTCAAAGATGTCATTAGGTGAGTATGTTGATTTAGACTCTTACATTGGCAACATAGAGACAATGCACAAGGCTATGGCTATATTATTTAGACCAGTACATAAGTCTTGGGATGGTAAGGAGCATTATAGGATTGCAGAGTATGAAGGGACAGAGAAGTATGCGGAGGTAATGAAGGAGATGCCATTGGGGATTGCATTAGGGGCGATGGTTTTTTTTTATCGTTTAGGAATGAAATTGTCGAAGCATATGATGAGTTATTCTCTTCAACTTCTGGAGAAGGAGGAGTTATCGGAGGAGCAGAGTCAGCGTTTGCGGAGAGATATGGATGGTATCAAAGCCTCTATGCCCTTGCTGGAGGAAATGCACTCCGATTTGGGAAGGTTACCAATTTACAGATACACGAGGCGTTAACTTGGTTGCAGTTTGAGAAAGAGAAGAATAAATTAGAATCAGATAGGATTAAAAAAGCAAGTAGAAGATGAGACAAGTATATAATGTGTTAGATGCCATTAAGGGTCATTTTGATAATGACCCAAATGTCAATCACGTTTCCTTTGGTGACTTTAGGAATGTAGACATTGATAAGACTACAATATTCCCCGTATCCCACTTTTGGATGAATAAGGCATCTATGGAGGGCAGCACTATTCGTTTCACCATAGACCTTATGTGCTTGGATGTAGTTGACCAGACTAAAGAGTATGAAAACTCATTCTATGGGGCTGACAACTTACAAGATGTCTTAAACACACAATTACAAGTTGTTAATGGGCTGATAGAGTCTGTTAGGGGCAATAGAGGTGCATTGGCGGAGCAACAGTATGTTTTGGTTAATAATCCAGAGGCAGAGATGTTGTATGAGGAGTTTGAGAATAAGTTAGCTGGGTGGGGAATATCTTTTGTTATAGATGTCCCTAATGATATAAGTAGCTGCTAATGGACTTTAAGGGTGTAAGCGCAATATTAAATAAGTATGGGGAGCAGATAACTGACTCCATACAAGCCAAGCTGCGCCAAGATAAAACTTACGCATCTGGGAAGACCTACAACTCTGTTGACTACAAAGTAAAAAACAACAATGAACTTGAAATATATTATAGTGGCATTGTTAATGTTCTTGATGAGGGGTTGTCACCAAAACAATCCTATCCGTCAATAACATCCATAGTGAGGTGGATGGAGGCAAAGAACATCCAGCCAAGAAACTTAAAGACGGGTCGCTTTGTTAAAAAGACAAGGTCGTATATGCGGAGAACCGCTTTTGCCATTAGAAGTGCGATTGTTGAAAGGGGTACAATAAGGAGATTTGGTTATATAGGTACTGGAGTGATTGATTTTGCATTTAATGATAAGATTAAAGATAATATGATAAAAGAAGTTTCATCGGAAGTTTATGATGAAATAGATGAACAAATAACAAGAATATTTACTGGCTATGGCTTTACCATCGAATAAAATCTTTTTACGCTCTCCATATTGGATTAGCAAGACAAGAACGAACCTCAACTATATATTAGTTGACTTATATGTCTGGAATGGGGACTTAACTTTAGACATCCCTACTTCACCGAGCATACAACTCCGCTCAACTGCATTTGATGGCTATGCCTCTATTGATATTGCAGAATTTGCAAGGGACTTGGTAGAGGTCACATTTAATGGCACACAAGACAGTAATGCGGTGTGGGTTAAATATCAGATAACTTGGGTTGATAACGATGAGACTACGGGTACAGATACTGCCGTTGAGTTAACGGGGTTAGACGGGTTTAGTTACTTTGAAGATGGTATTAACTATCAGTATGCAAGTAATGTTCTTATGGGTCAAGACACAATTAGAACATCTCAAGACACAACTGTTAAAGTCCCAATATTACAAGATAAGTTAATCGGTTATGGATTGCAGACTTATTCTGCTGGGGTGTACACCCAATTCCATACGGTTACTGGGCTTACTCCTACGGAGGACACAGATAGTGTTATTCAGTATATCAGTTCTTCTTATGGTGGCACATATGCCGACAGAATACAATTTAACTTCTCTTCTGGCTCCCCAGAGTATGTTTACATACAGTACGAGGATTGTACAAGATATGGGGTTCAAGAGGTGTTCTTCGTCAATAGATATGGGGCAACTCAAGAGGTAAACACATTTGGTCGTTTTGATGTGTCTTTAAGCACAGAAGACGATAAGTACAAGAGAAATTTACTTGTCAATGGTAATTATGATGCTACAAGGCATCAGAATACCATATTGAATAAGAATGGCAAGATTATGATGACCTTAAATACTGGTTGGTATTTAGAAGAGGACAATGACATATTCATCGAAATGATGTTAAGTGAGCAGATATGGATTAGGGTAGATAGGTCTACTTTAGGGATTGGGTGGCTACCCAAGACATCATCATCATTTATTGTTCCAGTTAACTTGACTTCACAACAGATGCAAGTCAAAAACAAACTTAACGACAAAATGATTAATTATACATTTGAATTTGAGGCTGCTGCTGACCGAATTAATACCGTAAGATAGATGATTCAAGTATCACTTTACATAAACAGTGCCATCCTTAATAGTGATGACACAATCACAGACAACTGGATTAACGCTGATTTAGACCAAGATGTTAATATTGTCTTAAACGACTCTATTAAAGACGCTAAAGATGTGGGTAAAGTGATGACGGCTTACACAAACCAATTTAAACTGCCAGCGTCAAAGAAGAATAACAGAATATTTAAGTATTTTCATAATCATAGTGTTTTAAACGGCTTCGATGCTCGTAGGAAGCACGAAGCCATTATTAAACTTAATGGATTTGATTACAAGAAGGGCTATATAAAGCTAAATAAGGTTGATTTAAAGGACAATTCCCCTTTAGCGTATAACATTCAGTTTTTTGGCGAATTAGCATCCCTAAAAGACATTTTGGGGAATGCGGATTTAAAAGACCTAACTTCTTTAGCTAAATACAACCACGAGTACAATATTGCTAATGTTAGAAGTGGATTTGAAGAAGGTTTGGCATTTAATTTTGCCACAGACCCCCCGACAATCACAGAAAGTGTTGATGGTGACATTAAGTATCCTTTAATATCACACACAAGATTATTTGAATACGACAACCAAAAGTTCCATAGGCTTCTATCTGTTGAAGAGGCTGGTCAGCCAGTTTCCGCTGACGATAGACTTAAGTATTCAGACCTTAAGCCAGCAATTAGAGTTGCAAGGGTATTTGATGCGATTGAGGAGACATTCCCACAAATACAATTCGATAAGACTTGGATAGAATCGGAAGAGGCTAAATTCGGCAGTCCTTTTGATGATTTGTTTATGTGGCTGCATAGAGACAAAGGCTATATTACATATGGTCAAGGAGACGAAAACAATGACTTTTGGGCAAACTTAAAAGATGGGACTGGAGAGTACGAGTATTCTGCCCCCGTAAGCGGTGACGAATTAAGACCCATACAGACAACATCATCTCCATTAAACATAGTATCGTACAAGGGTGACTTTACTGTTGAAACTATTGGTACTGGAAACTGCCAAGTCGTTGTAACACTTCTTAAAAATGGATTCCCATATGAAACACCATATATAGAGACTGGTAGCGGAACTATAACTGTCGAGTGGGAGATACCTATTTTAGTAAGCGGCACTTGGGAGATAATAACGCAAGTCTATGCGGATAATAGTATAGGGGCTATAACGCCAACATTAAATATCACAAGAAAAGCTGGAGGCACAGAAGAACTGACTGTTTATGGTGGATATNCGACAAGTCTTGTGAAAAACATCCTCGTTCCGTTATTAATGCCTAAAAAGAAAATAATTGATTTCTTATCAGACTTGTTTAAAATGTTCAACCTTGTTGCATATGAGGACAGACAATTAGACGGGTCTTATAAAATATTCATCGAATCTTTAGATAGTTATTACAGAAACGGAATTTCATACGATATAACTCAATATATAGACATCTCTGATTCTAATGTAGAGAGGATTGCCCCGTATAGCTATGCGAAATTTGCCTTCCCAGAGCCAAAGACTTTTTTAGCTATTAATCAAAGACAGATTACTGGCGATGATTTTGGTGATGTATCTTTTAGGGTTAGTGATTTTGACGAAGGCACTAATAGTTCGACTTCCTTGCTATTTGATGGTGGGGAGTATAGTGTAGAGCCGAAGTTTGAGAAGATGATGTACGAGCGTTTAATAAATGGGTCAAGCAGTCAGCAGACAAACATACAATTAGGCTTATATGTTAACGACAACAAGGAGAATGTGCCAGAGCCAGTAGTTGGCGAGGCATTATTATTTTACACATTTAGTCAAAACACTTCTTCCGCTTCCGAATACATAGAGTGGAGTGATGGCAATAATAGTTTAAAATACAACAAGCCATCAAGTGTGAAGAAAGATAATTCACAAACGCTTCACTTTAATGAAGAGTTTGATGAATGGACTTTAGACACAAACCCTAATTCACTATTCAATAATTTCTATAAGAATTATATTGCTGGTATATATTCTCCTTATGCAAGGAGGATTACTGTCACTTGCTACCTACCGCCTTTAATATTCTCAAAGGTTAAGTTGAATGACACCATAATTATTGACAGAATACCGTTCTTAATAGAGAAAATCAAGACCAACTTCAAGAATGGCAAGACTTCTCTTGACTTGTTACGGGTTACAGACATCGAGACCAAATATATTGTGCCGTCTGAAGGGCAGTTGAAGTTTAACACAGATGAGGTATTATGGCAAGATAGGGAAGAAGATTGGGATGAAATAATTGATGCACCATTATGATAAAGAATATACTTAAAATGCTGAACACTAACGATTGGTTAGTTGGCGATGAAGACATAAACATTGCAAAGGGGAAGTATGAAGCCCCTACACAATGGAGCGAGATTAAACAACACATTAAACGCAATAAAAACTAATTATGGCTTTGACTAATGAACAAAAGACATTAAGGCTAAAAGTAGAACTTGAAATAGCCCAAACTAATGCAAATGCTCAAAAACTTAAAGAAAGTTTAGGTAAGTTAGACTCTGGCTCAAATAAATATAAGGCTACCCTTGCGAAATTAAATCTTGAGGTACAGAAAAATATTAATGCGAATCAGCGGCTAAACCAAATGATGTTTAAGGTCAAGCAGACCCAAGAGACTCTTGATGTTAGCACCAAAGAAATGATAAATGGGAAAGACGGCAAAGGCGGTCTTTCTGGTGTTTCTGCTGCAAGTGGTAGTGCGTCTGCCGCAACTTTAGAGCTCGGTAGGGTTATTTCTGATGCACCATATGGTATTCGTGGGGTGGCAAATAACGTGTCACAGTTAGCATCAAACCTTGTTTATGCTTCAACAACAATCGACGCTGCAACACAAAAAGCTATTGGCTTTAGTGGAGCGATGAAAGCAATGTGGGCATCTATAAAAGGGCCGCTTGGTATTTTGCTCGCTATTCAAGCGGCAGTTGCGGCATTAGATTACTTTTATGGTAGTACATCAAAAGCAAATGATGGGGCTTCTGAATTGGCTGATTCTGGAGTTACTGATATGACGGTAAAACTTGGCGTTCTTAAAAAAGCACTAAATGACACAAACCTTTCTTTAGATATTAAAAAAGAATTAGTTTCTGATGCTAATTCAGAAATAAAAGACTTAAACTTAACATTAGATGAAAATGAACAATTAACCACAGCCTCTTCTGATGCTCTTGATGCTTATGTAGATAATCTAATGAAGGCTGCCCAAGCAGATGCTCTTGTTGAACTAATGAAAGAGCAAGTAAAGGAGCAAATGAAGATAATGGCTTTAGGTGAAGATTCTTTAACTTGGTATGAATCACTTGGTGCGGTTGTGAGTAAGTTGGGTGGTGGTTTTGCTACGGCTCAATCCCAAGTGGCTCAAAACTTTAAATCTTCATTAGAAATATATAATAAATTCTATAAAACATTAACAGAAGGGGAAAACCCAATCATAACGGGTCTTTTGGGAAAAGGCGGCAAGGATGGCAATGGAAAGAACAAAATAAAAAGGGAATTTAGGCAATTATTCCTTGACTTGGAAAAGGATATATTATCATTCCAAAAAAGAACAGAGCAAATAGACGAAAGGGGAGAGATAAAAAGACTTGAATTAAAGCATAAATATGAGCAAAAGGATTTAGACTTAAAAAGGGATGCTTTCATTGAAAAGATGAATCAATCAAGAGCGCAGCAAGACGAATTGTTGGCTTTAGGCAAAATAAAATCTACTCAACACGGCAGAGCAATAGCAAAGATTGAGGAGTCTATTGCCGCTGCGAGTCTGGAACACGAAAGAGCGACTAATGAATTGTCTCTGGCTCAAATAGCTGAATATAATAATTTAAGGTATGATTTGATGATAGAGCAAAACTCAAGAGCAGCACAAGCTACTTTTGAGCGTGATGCTGCTGAAAACTCTTTAGAGCAAGAAAAGACCTTAAATTCTTTAGAAAGAATAGACTTAAAAAGACAAGCCGAAGAAGATAGCTGGGCTAATGAGCAAAGAATATTTCAAGAAAGAATAGATGCGGCAGTTCGAAATAATGAAGACATAAGCGTAATACAACAAGAGTCTGAAGCTGGTCTTGCTGAACATCAAGCAAATATGGTTGCTATTGATGAGTCTGCAATACAAGCAAGAATTAACGCACTTGGTCATTATGGGGATGCTGCAAAAGGGCTATCAACTCTTCTTGGAGAACAGACGGAAATAGGAAAGATGTTTGCGATTGCTGCTGCAACAATTGACACATATGCTGCTGCAAACAAAGTTCTTAATGACGAGACAATACCGAGTACGGCAGCAAGAGTTGCTGCTATGATTGCAGTAATATCTACTGGTATTGCTAATGTTAGAAATATATCAAAGACAGAAGTGCCAACAAAAGGCGCTGGTGGCGGTGTCTCTCAAGCTGCTGGGGCAACAACCTTCAACCCAAACTTTAACATAGTGGGGGCGAGTGGTAGAAACCAATTAGCGGAAACAGTAGCTGGTCAAGTCGGTGAACCAACAAGAGCGTATGTTGTTTATGACGATATAGCGACTGCTGGTGAGATAGAGGCAAATGCCATTCAAGCATCTGGAATATAAAACAAAAACCAATAAATCAAGTGTTATAATATAATTCTTTCCTTATGAGAAATTTAGATGATTTAGAAACAATAGAGTTATTCATCGATGATGAAGACAATAGTGGGATAGAGGCAATCTCTTTGGTTGAATTTCCAGCCATAGAAGAGAATTTTATTGCTCTGTCGGAGCATAAAATTGAATTAAAGACTATGGATGAGGAGAAACGCCTTGTTATTGGTCTTGCTCTTGTCCCAGATAAGAAGATTTACCGCAACAACGGTGGGTTTGAGTATAATATAACATTTAGTAAAGATACTGTCCGTAAAGCGTCTGAAAAGTACCTTAAATCACTTAAAATACATAATGCAACCATTGAACACGAAATGGAAGTCGATGGGGTGTTTTTAACGGAGTCTTGGATTGTAGAAGACAATGCTAAAGACAAGACTGCCTTATATGGCTTGAATGCGGTTGANGGTTCTTGGGCGGTTGCTATGCGAGTTGAGAATGATGAGGTTTGGGAAGATGTTAAGGCTGGTCGNTATTTAGGTTTCTCTATTGAGGGCATATTCAATGAGAATAAAGGATGGGATGAGGCAGATTTATCTGCTATGAGCAAAATAAATCAATTATTAGACGAGTTAAAGTCCTATGAGGAGTTGGCTTCATATAGTGACTATCCAGAGGCTGCTAAAAATAACGCCAAGAGAGCGTTGAAATGGGCAGATGAAAATGGCTGGGGAAGTTGTGGAACTGATGTCGGTAAGCAAAGAGCAAATCAATTGGCTAAAGGAGAGGCAATCACAAGAGATACTATTGCTCGTATGGCAAGTTTCAAGCGTCATCAACAACACAAAGATGTTGCCTATTCAGAAGGATGTGGTGGACTTATGTGGGATGCTTGGGGCGGAAGTGCTGGCGTTGAATGGGCTATCCGCAAATTAGAACAGATAGACAATGAGTAGTAAAACCAACACTTCATACCGAGTACACGTTCAAAGTGAAACAGAATCTCGTTTACCAGAATTAAACACCGAGCAAGGTGCAATGATGGTTACAGATGAAGCCCTTTATATGGGCTTCAATGATGAGAAGGTTATTGTTTACCCTCCGCAGACAGACGCTATGGGTCTTGGGTGGGCGAGATATGATGGCACAGAGTTTACTTCATTAAACAAAAAGTCATTAGTTAACGGTGTTACAATCACCCTACCAAATAATGCTGGCAATGTAATTAACGAGCATATTCATTCTCCAAAGGCATTCTACAACGGTGTGACACAGAAGATACAAGCAGTTAATGATGCTGATGTATATGTAATGACTGTTGTGTTTAAATATTCCTCTGCCAACGCTAATCAGACCTATTTGGAGTTAAAGTTAGAGGCACTTAACGGGACTCCTTACGACAGATTATCAGCGGACATTGTTTTCCCTAAAGGGAATGATGCCTCACATAATTATCACGGGGTATTTCAATATTATTCAGATAGTGCATTTGTTACAAGCGGTTCTGAATTACAGATTACTGCAATAGGCGGTACTGCAAAGATTTGGGATGTAATATATTTTATTCAGAGAACACAAAATCATTCATCATAATGGCAAATAGAAAATATAAAGACCCTAAAGATGTCGGCTCTTATTCATCCCCAAAAGGAGGTAAGAGAGGGTGTCTGTGTAAGGATGGAAAGACCTACTCAAGCAAGTGTTGCAAGGGTGAGTTAATCAATCAAGGTATCGGAAAAATCTGAAAATAAGACAAAAGGATTTATAATTAGTATTAATATAAAATGTTTAATTTATTATGAGAACACCAAAACAACTTTTCAATGAAATCGTAAAGTTGGCTGAAGATGCTTTAAAAGCAGATTCTGTCAACGAAGTAGAAATCCAAGAAGAAGAAGTTGTTGTTTCTGAAGAACTTGCGGCTCAAGAAGAGATTGAGGATAAGCAAGAGGAACTTGCCGAAGAACCTATCTCTGAAGAAGCACCAATGGAAGCACCTTCTATGGACTATGTTTCAAGAGAGGAATTTGAGTCTGCTATGAAGGAGATGAAAGAGATGTACACTAAAGTGCTTGAAGTAATGTCGCCAGAGGACTCGGAAGATGTCCCAGTTGATTTACCGCAAGACGAGTCTATGAATGAAGAATTATCTTCACAAGAGAACACAGACACTTTGGTTCACACTCCAGATGCTCAATTAGAGGAGAAGCAACTTCATCTTTATGCTCAAGGGCGCAAAAGAACAACAGAAGATTATGTCTTCGCATCACTATTTAAAAAATAATACAAACAACAAAATCAATTAAAAATGGCTACAACCACAAACGTTACAACTACTTATGCTGGTGAATTTGCTTTACCGTATCTTCAAGCAGCGTTACTAAACCCAAGCACTATCCGTAATGGTGGTGTTACTGTTAAACCAAATGTAAAATTCAAGCAAGTATTGAAGAAAGTTGCTATGAGCGACCTAATCAAAGACGGTTCTTGTGATTTTACTCCAACTGGAACTGTTACCTTGACTGAAAACATCCTTCAACCAGATGAGTTTCAAGTAAACTTTACCTTGTGTAAGCAAGATTTTCGTGATGATTGGGAAGCAATCGCTATGGGTCTTTCTGCTCACGACAACCTTCCTCCAAACTTGGCTGATTTCATCATCGCTAAAACTGCTGCTGAAGTTGCTACTGCTAACGAAACTATCATCTGGCAAGGTGTAGGAACTGGGCCAAGTGCAGTTGATGGTGAGTATGATGGGTTCTTGGCTCGTTTCGCTGCTGATGCTTCTGTTCTTGACGAAACTGGTACTACTGTTACTGCTGCTAACGTAATCACTGAACTTGGAAAAGTTGTTGATAAAATCCCAGCCGCTATCTACGGAAAAGAAGACTTGTTCATCTACGTCCCACAAAATGTATATCGTGCTTACGTTCGTGCATTAGGAGGATTTGGTGCTTCTGGTCTTGGTGCTAATGGTTTCGAAGGGCGTGGAAACAACCAAATTCTTGGGGACTTGGCTTTTGACGGAGTTAAATTGTTCTTGGCTGAAGGTCTTCCTTCTAACGAGATGGTTGCTGCTCAAGCCTCTAACTTGTTCTTCGGTACATCTTTGATGTCTGATTGGAATGAGGTCAAGGTTCTTGATATGGCTGATTTAGACGGTTCGCAAAATGTACGTTTCGTAATGCGTTACACTGCTAACGTAAACTACGCTTACGGTTCTGAAATCGTATACTACTCTTAATAAGATTTGATAACGGGGGTGTTTAATAGCACCCCCTTAATCAAAAAAAACTGAATTAATAATAATATAAAACCCAAACATAATTATGGCTTGTGAAAATTTATCATTAGGGAGATTGAAGCCTTGTAAGGATACGGTTGGGGGTATTAAGAACATCTACTTCGTTGACTACGGAGATATTCCTTCATCGGGATTCGTATACAATGCAACAGACACAGATGTAATTGACACCCTTGCTGGAACTTTCAGTGCGTACAAGTATGAAGTACATTTCTCTTCATCTTTCACGCAAAACATTCAATCCTCTATGGAAAACGGGACTACTGCTTTCGAGCAAGTCCTTGAAGTTACATTACCAAAACTAACAAAAGAAGACCACAAAGAACTTAAATTGATTTCTTTCGGTCATCCTCACGTTATCGTAGAAGACCAAAATGGCAACTTCTTCGTATCTGGGCTTTTGAATGGTATGTCAGTTACTGGCGGAACAATCGTTACTGGACTTAATATGGGAGATTTAAGCGGATATACTCTTACCTTGACTGGTATGGAGAAAGTACCAGCAAACTTCCTTGACACCAATATCGTTGACGCTGGTGGAACAATCGTTTCTGGAACGTAATTCATAGTTTCTTTATTTATGATGAGGGGGGTGATTAGTCACCCCCTTTGTTGTTTTATATAAAAAAAACAAAAATATACTTTTTTGGTATTATAGTATGAAAAGAGTAAATCCTTCTTTATCTACTAACACACTTTACGTTATAACAAGGGATTATAGCGTTCTGACACCAGTTAGTGTGACTATTAGACAAGATGGTACTTACGCATCAGAGACAATAAGCGTTACTCCTTCTTACACACAGAATTATTGCCAATTAGATTGTGATTTTACAATATTGGAAGAGGATAGTGTGTATTTTATGGATGTAAAGAATGGCTCTGAATTGCTATATAGAGACAAGTTATATGCTTCATCATCTACTGACTACGTTCATAGTTTAAACACTAATGAATTTGCTATTAGCACAGAAGGTGAAAATGAAGAGTATATTATATTAGAATAATATGGACAAGAATAGAAATATAAGAGTAGTTAATCTTGCCGATTATGAGAGACC